TTGAGCCCAACCTGGATGCTCAAGCACTGACAAAGTTCATGGTACAAGCTAACGTGTATCAAGGTTACTCCTTGGTGAGCGTGGACTGGAGAGTGTTGCTGGGCAAGAAAGTCAAGGACAATCTCATTGACATGACGACCGAATTGGCCACGGGAACTGTAGTCAGCTCATTCAATGATGGCGGCGACTACGTGCAATCCTTGGCAGCCGTCAAACAATTGTTTCGGCCGACATATGCAGCGGGCCACGCACTCAGGCGCACGGTGGTATTCGGTGAAGGTGCCACGCAATACTTTGAGCTCACTTTAGCCAAAGGTGGTTTAGCAACTCGTTGCGTGCCACAACATGATCAGTATTATTTCATAAAACTGATGATGCCCGACATGACGCGACCAGTTGTGCTGGTAGAGCGAAACGGCTTCGACCGCGTGTTAGCCACATATCGCACGCAAGCAGTCAAAGGCGAAGACGTGGCGAGGATCGTCTTAAGGCAATCCAACGTCACGTACTCCATCAGCGGCACACAAGTCACACCTCGCATTCGGCTAACCGCTACTGAAGCGGAGGCATTGGCTGTTTGGGTCGTGGTGTACTCTGAAGTCCAAGACGCTATGGCCGCGAAGCATGCAAGCATCCTTAGACCGGCCGGCGCAGTAGCCACAGGCAAGTCTGTGTTTGCAGGAGCTGTGACACGTTTGGCTACAAACAACACCATGAGTATGGCACTTGGGGCAGCATCGAGCGTAGATGCCATCTTGAGCGGATACCGCCGCGACATGGAAAGCGCCACCCTGGACGAAATGTCGCTAAAGACAATGGAAGAACATTTCGGAGCGAAGCTTGATCCATTGAGTGCTCAGAACGCACTAATCCAGCGTTGGAAGTCCGTCTGTAGTTGGGTGACAGAACCCCGGTTGTGGTACGGGGCCCTCGCTAAGTTGTCAACAGACGTATGGGCATCTACCTTCGACCTCACAGACGCAGTAACCGTCACGTTGCTACTAGGTGGGAAATTCACGTTGGCCGGTGCACGTGTCGCCTGCGATTGTGTTATCACCTTCGCTCGCGTCACTGGTAAGTTGGAAACGGCTCGTGAAGTTGACCGCATGCTGAGTCGGTGGTCTTGGGAAACAGACAAGCTCCAGCGAATGTGGGTGACTTGTCAAGACGCGCAGTCTCTCGATTTTCAGGCGGCCACGATTGATATTGTTGAAACAGTCTTCAATCTATTCTCTAGCGATCATGCAGCAGAGATTCAACTACTGCGCGAGAAGGATATAATCGACAAGCAAACCCTGGATGAACTGGCTGCTTCTGATGCTCTGCCATACTCTGACTTCCTGTCTGAGATAAAACTTTTCCTCGGAAAATTCAATTCTCATGCAAGGTCTTTCGCAGCGGCCAGCACATTGTTGAACGCCTTCAACAACGATTGCCGGCGCATTTCATCAACCCAAGCAAGTCGAATGGTGCACGTGCTGCAAGAGGTCATCGACAAGACCCCGTCCGTCGTGAAAATGCAAGTCATGGAGTTCGCGCTGGGGGGTAAGCCTGAACTGCTCCCCATACCCGTGAAGCCCATCGACGGTCAACTCGTGCGTGAGTCTTTGCGAGCAGGTTCCATCACGCTCAATGGTAGTGCCGGTAACTACAAACTCAAGATGCTGACCAAAGTTGGCGACCAGTACGACATGTCTCCAATCCATGCTGAGATGGAACTACAACACCCGAATGGTGTTGTCAATACTGCCAAGCTCAGGGGTCCAAATATCCTGTCACCAGACGCGAAAGGAGCTGCGTTGCAAGAAGCATTGATAAATGCAGTTGTAGATGCTGCTGGTGGCGCGCGTATAGCAGATGGTCGGTCCTTGAGGGTTTGGAGAGATGCACAGCTGGCCGCGGGTACAATACCCTATGTGGAAAAGGTATTGAAGGAATCTGCAAACCTGTTCGACGGCGCCATGACAAGTAACTGGATAGCTCACATCACAGGGTTAGCCTTTGGTGGTAAATCCAAAGGCGTCCGCGAATGGATCACATCCAATGATTTGGTAGTCGTGCCAACAGCTGAGTTGAAAGCCGAGTGGCAGGCCAACCTTGGGAAACTTGATCCTGTCAGCAGAGCCACCGTGGTCACCCAGCATGAGGCACTTATCACGAAGTTTGCTTCGCGATTCGTGTTCATCGACGAGTGCTACGCGTACGACCCAGAGCACTTGCAAGCGATATGTAATCGCCATGTGAGGTCCAAAGGCGTGATCACTATCGGTGATCGCCGTCAAATCCCGAATGTGTTTTCACCGACCATGGTCAAGCTCATAGTGAGCGAATGTCCATGCCTGATGATAACACCGACGACTTTCATGCCAGCAGATGCGGCCGCGGTATTCTTGAACACCACAACCTCCGATGTAGTCGTAGAGAATTATTATTGTGGTTCTCAGGAATATGAGGGATTGGTGTATACGCTGAAGGCCGACGACACCTTGCTGCCAGGAGAGGGTGATATCATGATACAAGGCACGCAAGTGGGCAAAGAGATGATGATCACTAGGGGCGGTCCGTGCACAACGGTGCACGAAGCTCAAGGGCGCAGATCTCATAACACTATCATGCACTTCGTCGGCGTGACAATGTTGGGCGATTTGCGATGGTTATCTCTCCCAGATCAAGCAGCTCATCTTGGCGTTAGCATTTCACGCGCTAAATCACATACAGTGATGGTAGTGAATGCACTTCGCGACTTGCGACCATTGTCATGGGTGGATGACGCCGTGGTGAATGGCCCACTCCCAAGCACCGCCATGTATGGTGGAACTTCATGGGATCTAGTTGAGCCACGCACACAGTCTGACGGCGTATGGGAGCACTTATACACCCCCAGATTGGGTGAGAGTGGCTTGCAAGAGACCGCGCTCACTGATCCTATAATCATAGGGACAATATTCGGTCCGGATGGTGAAGCCATATCTGCATCAGAGATATCTACTAACGTAGAGCTCGTCGATGGTGTACGCTTTAGAGACGAAGGCATCAAGACAAGTGATGCTTTCGACTCTTACACGACTCAGCCCAGAGACCACCCCGGTGCTGATTTACAACAGGCTCTCACGAGAGCCGGACCGGTGCTTAAACCCAGCCCGAAGGATTTCCAGGACGCAGAAGAAATTGTGTCTTTGATATTCGAAGAGTACATAGACAAGAAACAATTCTTCGCGCACCTTGGAAACTCAAAGCGTGCGACGCTCAATCGACTCACACGACAGCAGGTCCTGGACGGCTGCTATGCGAACATTGAGACAGCCGGATCTACGATGAGTTTTGCTTTTTTGAAGCCCGAGTTCGCAAAAAAACCGACTGAACTCGGAGGCGGTGCTGCCGAAATAAAAGCACAAGGCGTGGTAACAGCCTCCGCGCTTCAACAGGCGATTTTCTCGGACGCATGTGATGCTCTAACGCACGCATGGGCTCGTAGCCACAGACCAGGCAAAATGAGTCCTGTCGGACTGCACGAGGAGGAGATCGAAGGATTCTTGGGCACGTTTGATTCATCATATGAACTAGACATCGAGAAACAAGATTCTTCTCACAAGCCCGTGCATATCATCGTTGCAGAACGGTTCTTGGAAATGGCATCCGACAAACTAGGGCTTGCGCAGATGGCCACTGAGCTCAGGATGGAGCGTACGGTTCGTATGATGGCCCATCCATTCAAATTCACATTGGCAACGTGCTTGGCGTCCGGTGATCCATGGACACTGATTATCAACAAGATAATGGCAGTTTCAAGCCTGATATCAGTGGCTTCTCTAAAAGACGTACGCGTTTGCCAAAGTGGTGATGACGTCACATGCGATCGCGTACCTGACTGGCGAGGTGGCGGCATCACCGATCAAACCATGGCCAATAGAGGCTTGCGATGGAAGGCTGAAGAACGTTCAAAACGCCAAGAAGGCGTGACTTTCATCTCGCGCGCGGCTCTCCCAAATCAAGTTTTCGTATACAAAGCATTGCGGACGATATTGAAGTACGCCTTCAGGAAGCGCAACTCAATTCAACACGCCGGTGTACAAGCCGACGCCAAGCGGATTGAACGGATATCTGCTTGTCATGGTCTGCAAGCTTACGCTGAAGCGCGTGTGCGAGTGTGGGGCGGGGACGCACGCGTGATCTTTGACATGTGGACCCGCGCGCTGGCTGTCAGCCG